TCATGTGCATAACCTCCTGTGCGTCCATGTATGTGTCATTTACACTTAAAATTATGCACTCCATCGGGCAGAGCCGTATTCCTCACCTTGCCGATATTTCTTCGCGTTTTTTCCCTTGAAGTAGATCACAGCTTTCAGCGCAGCCGCGCCGAGGAATCCCACCAGCAAATCGAATGGATGGAAGCTGGGTAAGGCACTTTTGTAGGCCAGACCAAAGTTTATAAAAAGAACCATGAGCCTGTCCAGCACGGTATCACCATTGCAATGGCGGTAAAGCCATGCAGCCTTTTCCACCATGTAAAAGGCGATGATGTACGGAAAATTCAGCAAGATCAGCTTTTTCATATCGGTTGCCTGCGCCATCCTGCTGATTTCCGCAGCCAGCTTTTTGCCCCATGCCGTGCCGCCCGTCTGGTTGGACGGTGCTTTGCGCGGACGCTGGGTAGGTGTTTTCGGATTTTTCATCGTGTCGGTTCCTGCTCCCTCTTCTTTTCTTTTTTGAGTTGGCGGTGATTGGAAAGTTCCGCTTTCACCTTTTCCAGCTTTTGACGCACCGATTCGCGCTTCTGCTTTTTCAGCGTTTCACTGGTGTACTCCTTAAAGGCGGCGGTCATAACATCCACGTCCTTGGCCTTAAAAAAGACCAGATATTCGCTTTTCCCCTCCTGCTCCACCTTTTTCAGACTGTAATCAACACCGTATTTCCGGGCCACCCGGTCAAATGACTTGATATTATTGTCTGTGACAACGATGTTCGTGATCTGCGCACCGCTCTTTTGCAGGCTTTTAATGCTCTGCTTCCCGGTTTTCCTACATTGGACTTTTGCTCCTTTCGCCTGTTTTTTCTTCTTGTCCAGTTCGGCCAGCAGCTTTATCAAAGCCGCTTTCAAAATCTGTGCCGTGATTTTTCCTCCTTTGATGCACAGAGAAATTGTTTTTTCATTGACTTCTTCCTGCAAGATGCTCACCTCCTATCTGCCGCTGCTGCATCAGGGGCGGACTGCCCCGGCCGCAGGCGGTGCGGTATCGCCCAGCACCGAGCGGAACTTCTTGCGGCACTGGTGCAGCAGATAACCGCACTCCCATTTGTGCCGACAGTGCTTGCAGGGGTGGCCGCTGTCCGTTCCCGGACGCTGGCGCATCATGCGTTCAAACGGATTGTCGGTGAAATTCATAGGCATTAACCTCCCTGTTCAGCCAGCGGCAGCACACCGCGCCGCTTCAAAGTGTGGTAAAGGAACTTCCGGCCTTTCTGCGTCCATGCCGTGTGCAGCTTTTCCACTTCGGAACCATCGCTGCGCTGGAGCCGGAACGTCAGGCTGGACGTATAGCCTTTGCCGTGGTGTTCCGAATACAGCACCCACTGGCCGTTGACCTGATATTGGATGCCGTGCAGATGCAGCAGCCGATTGAACACCTTGGCTCCGCAGCCGTACTCTTTGGCGATTTGCGTAGTTGTAACCAGCGAATTGGAATCACTCAGCTGCGCTTCATAGCTGCTCCGGCGCGGCGGCTTCTTATGCAGCAGGCCAAGCAGCGAATCCAAATCGAAAATCTGCGGATGGTATGCTGCGCCGACTGCCGTGTGGTGCAGTTTGCAGAGTTTCTTTGCCATGTCCTGCGTAATGCGGTAGTCTTTCACATACCGCTGCACCGTGCGCCCTCCTTCATCCTGCAGCCGGACACGGGGCATATACTCGTAATCGCGGCCCTCGATGAAACCATACTGGCACATACGCGGAAACCACTTGCGGAAATCGCTGCGAATGTGCATCTGGTCGTACAAATCACGCGCCCACAGCGTAGAGGGCAGCGTGTCCATACTCATGAATACGATGTTCATGGGGTTGTCCTCCTAGTTTTTATCTGCCCTGCCGCCCCACCCAAATTCATGCCGAACCTGTGCGGAATAGTAGCTATCCACCGTCACAGGCGCATTATAGAGCGTTGCCAGCAGGTATTGCTTGATGTTCCGAATCTGGGTGCTGTTTTCTTTCAAGCACTCCAATATGTACTGGATATGCGAGGAATCCAGCTTCATAAGGCGGCTTTTCACCACTTCTTTCGGCTTTTCTTCCCCACAAATACGCAGAAACTTCTTTCTGCTGGTGACAGTTTCCACCAGCAGTTCCAAAATCTCATGCAGAACAGCCTTATCTGCCGGATAGCCCTGTTCCAGAATTTCCAGTTCCAGAGCTTCCTTGAAATAGCGGCGGTACTGTTCTTCTTCCTGCAATTCAGCCGGATAGATAAGATCAGGCTCACTATTATCTGTCTTATTATTTTTCTCAGTATTACTTCCGTTTGATTTTGGAACTCCCGGAAGTTCGGTTTTCAACCCGCCAGAAGTATGATTTTCATACTTCCAGTAGTTCGATTGCGAAAGCCCCGCATAAAGGTCTTTCACATACAGCAGATTGGGTTTGCACAAGCCCTGTCTGCGCCGCTCGATAAGCCGAAACTCATGTTCCAGTTCATCCAGCAGCTTGACTGCCTTTTGTCTTGCACAATGGATAGAGTCCATGACTTCTTCTATCGTACAGATGATATAGGCGTTGCCGTGCTTATCCTGCCAGCCGTTCTTGATAGAAAGGCTCATGCGGTCAAGCAGCACAGCATACAGCAGTTTAGCATCCCCGGACATCTTCTGGAATAGATCAGCCTTTACCAGTGCCTTTGGCACACGGTAAAAACTGTATCGGTCTGCTTCCAGACCTTTGAAATACGGGTACTCCATGTAGATTCATCACCCCCTGTCGGATTGGATTTGCACTATCGGAAATAACAGTACATTTCTACGGTGGAACACGTTTCCATGCTCCACCGCAGCGTATCTGCTGTTATTTGAGTTTTGCCATTCTGCCCCAGCCCGTTCCTGCCCCATATTTCAGCGGCGTTTTCTCTGGTAAGACGCGCAGGATGCACATTCAGTGCCAGAAGTATCTCTCTGGGATGGCTTATTCAGTTTTCAAGGAACTTTTGTGAGAGGTTTCTTTTGTGTACCCCTTACACTAATAGGAATCCGCAGGGCCTTTTTGGAATACAATTTTCAAAAAAATTTTTAGAAATTTTTGATTTTTTCTCCAACGCGCTCGTTTTTAACGTGAAATCGAAAATTTCATTTTTATGTAATTCGATATTTTTCATTGAGATAGGCAGCAATGCAGCTTTCCAGAGAACTGCTGCCTGCAAATTCAACCTCAATGGTATATTCGCCGCACCTATTTATATAATGAGAAGCGTTCAACACACCATCTGCCTGCCGTGTATTCTTGGTCATCTGCCGTTCCTCTCTCATGCAAAACCTCCTGCTGCTAATTCATAATGTGCTTCAAAATCAAATTTACGGCGAATCCGTTCAAGAGCCTGATTGACCGCCCTTGTCACCGATCCACGCGACATCCCCATGTCGTCTGCAATTTCCTGATGGGTCTTGCCAAGAACAAACTGCTGATGGATCAGGTCACGCTGCTTATCCGTCAGAACGGCCAGCATCGCATGAACAGCTTCATTCTCGATGATCTTTTCCAACATATTGATCGTGCGGTCAGCAACCTCACTCCAGTCCTCCGATAATGCGTGGTATGAAACGCACACATTGCTTCGTCCTGCGTCCTCGCACTTTGCCTGATTATCTTCCATCTTCCGCTCACCCTCAAACAAAGCACGGATATGCCACTCACAGTTTTCAAAATACTCTTCCTCGATTACATCTCCCTTTCCCTCTGCTGCATCATAGGCATAGTCTCCACAACAGTCATGGATATGGAACACGGTGTTTCGCTTCCCTGCAGAAAACAAAACATAACCGCTGTTGTAGACCGTTAGATGACTGCCATGATCAAATTCTCTGCGAAGCAGCACGATACCTTCCTCGAAAAGCATCCTGGGAGAAGGAGTGCGTTTTGCATGGGAAGGTGCTTCTACCAGTTCTTTGACCTTTTTTAATGTAAGCATTTTGTCCACCTTTCTGCCGTTCGGCTTCGGGTGAACTGAAAAAAGCAGCAAAAATCGTCTCAGATTCACCCGTTTTTTTGAACGGGAATCTAAGATTCCTCTTGCTGCTTTCTATTTGTTTGAAGTCTCTATACTAATAGGAATCCGCAGAGCCATTTTGGAATACAGTTTTTCAAAAAATTTTGAAAAATAAAAAAGCCGGAACAGGATGAACTACTCGCAGGCGCACTGCTGCGCTGCATTCGCTCATTCTGTTCCGGCCTATACTCGTCATGCGGTATCGCTCTTATCAAACAGTTTTATTCTATTGTAGCATGACTGCCGTTTTGCAGAACTGGCCAGCTACTCATGGTGCTTACCTAGACTTCTGCAACAGCACACCCATTGCCTGCTTCCATCTTACAAGTCGCTGCACATGGTATCACTTGCAGCCGCATGATGGATTTTCTCTATTAGACGTTCCAGCAGGATGCAATCTTGCTTCTTTCCCTGTTTCACATGAAGTACAACCTTGCCATCAATCACTCCGCTGGTTCCGATCCGCACTCCACCATCGGTGCGGACAACAAACTGTTCTTTGTCCAAACTGCATCCTCCTTTTTAGTGGTTTACTTTTCCAATCCTCTATTGTATGACTATTGCGGAACTTAACTTTCTTTCATCTTTCTTATAATTATGCTCCTTTCATCTTGCAATCACTGGATTTTTCATGTATAATGCAAGCATTACATCGAATATAGCAATATTATATGCAACTAGCGGCATCTTGTCAAGAAGAAAGTCTGAAACTTACTTTCTATAACAATTTTCAGAGATTCCGCTGCATATCCCCTACTACCTGATGAACACACACCACACCAGAAAGGTATGCAATCACATGAAATTTGGAGAAAAACTCTATGATTTGCGGAAAAGAAATGGCTATACCAAGGTTGAACTAGCAAAAATGCTTGGTGTCACTACCCGAACGATTGCCGGATACGAAAAAGAAGAACGCTATCCCAAAAAACGAGAAATATATCAGAAACTCTCTGACATCTTTCATGTTCCCCTGAATTACCTGTACACCGAAAACACATCTTCCGATGAGTTTATCGCCAAGGCTGGAAAAGTTTTTGGCGAACGTGGACGAATGGAAGCACAGCAGCTTGCATTGGACTTATCTGAACTGTTCGCCTCCGGGGAGCTATCCGATGAAGATATGGATGGTATTATGATCGTAATGCAAAAAGCCTATTTCAAGCACAAAGAGGAAAAGCTGCGAAAAGAAGCGGAACATCTTCGCACTCGAAAAGCAAGCGGCCAGACCGAATGACCTATCTGCTGTTTCTGGCAGCAGATACCCCGAAAGGAGTATTTGTATGGATTCTCTTTTAATTCATCAACAGGCCAACGATCTCGTTCAGAATTTTGGAACAAGAAACATCAAGAAAATTGCCTTAAATGTTGGCATGGAAGTCAGCGAAACAGACTGCTTTCATGACTTGCTTGGATTGTTTGCTTTCCAGTGGCATGACCACATGATTTTCATTAACCAACACATTGATAAGTATACAAAGCAGATGGTGTGCGGTTATGCTCTGGGGCATTATCTGGAGCATCCTGATTTGAACACCATGAAAAAGTTCATTGCCATCAAGAACAAGCACATTACCCTGCATGAGCAAAATGCGTTCATCTCTCACCTGATGCTGGATAGCAACGAGATTTACAAACTCACAAAGCAGGGATTAGACGCTGCCCAGATTGCTGCCCTGAAGCGGATTCATCCAAACTTGGTGCTTGTCAAACTGCTGGAACTGTATCGCATGGGTTACGATCTCCGACACTACTATGCGCAGCACCACGCCTTTATTGAGTGCTTCAAACTTCCGGCCCATTTTAGATTTGATGCGGCACAGGCAGTTTGAAACGAATATCACTTAAAAGAAAAATGCCCACGATAAGCAGGTATCCCCTGTTCATCGTGGGCATTGCTGTTATTTCAGTTTTGCGAGGATTTCATCTGCACTCATGCCTTCGGCTAACAGCCTTTTCAGAACAGCTTCCGCTTCTGCCTTTTTTGCTTCTTCCACAGCTTTGGCATCCGCCTTTTCTTTCTTTGCTTCCAGTTTGACAATTTCCTTGTCAATGGCTTTCAGCGATGCTTTCTTCTCTTTCAGATCAGCTTTCAGAGAATCAATATTGGCGGTGATGGACGCGATTTCAGCAGAGAGTGATTCCTTTGCAGACCGCTTTTCTGCAATCTGAGATGCAAAATCAACAATCACAACTTTGGACTTATTCTTGCTACCTTTTGTTCTTGGCATAATGAATAACCTCCACTATTTCCAGTTTAATACTTAATAGTGGAATTATATCACAACCTCGCCACATATTCAATCCATCTTACTTCGTTAGATTTTCAATATCTATCTTGTCTTTCAAATATTGAGCAAAGTAGGGATAATATTTAATCTGAAGTTCCTTTATTTTCCAATCAAATCCCGTGACTGTATGTCTACAATATGGGCTTCCACAAGTACACTCAAACGAATAATCCTCGTTATCAATAAAAGCATAATCTACTGTCAATTCTTCACCAGGATTAATATCCCGGATCGCCACAAAAGTAATTTCTCCGTGCATTCCGCAATTGGGATCACATGAATGATTATTATAGAGTTTTATATCATTTTCTTCTTCTTTGTTCAATGCCCCTATGTAATAATCATCTGAAATCGGCAAATAGCTGTTAATCATTCCAGACGAAAAAATTTCGTTCTTCCTTATTATATGCCCTCCCTTAATATATACTATCTCACCCTTAAAAATATGTTCTTTCGCAAACATTCCCTTTCTGTCAATTCCACTTTCTCTAACCTCAACTTTCTCTGACAATCTTGATTTCATAGCTTTTCATCACCTCTCTGGAATTTCATGAAGTATACAGTGGATTCCTCCACCCCCTAGTAGTGGCTCTCTACTATAAATTTGAATCACCTTTCTATCTGGAAATATTTCGCAAAATTTTTTAAATACCTTTGCATCTTCTTTGCATCCAAATGCAGGGATAATGACAGCATTATTCACATAATAGTAATTCAAATATGACGCAGGTAGAATATCACCTTCCTTCCTTTCCAGTGAGTTTTCTCGTTTTTCTAGTCCTTCGGCTTCTTCTTTCACCATATATTGTGCTGCCGGGAGAGGAATTTTATGAATTATACATTTGTAACTTTCAGTTATTTCTCTTTCGATTTCACGAACTCTCCTGTAATTTTGGCTTTTGGGATTATCTGTCCACGCAAGACATATTTCATGCGGTCTAACCACAGACATCACATTATCTATATGTCCATTTGTTTCATCCCTTGCAAGTCCCTTGCTAAGCCATATAATATTATTTACATGCAGGTTTTTTTTTAGGATATTATCAACATCTTTTAGCGATTTAAACGGATTTCTATTCCTATTTAAAAGGACACTTCTTGTCGTAAAAAGTGTACCTGCTCCGTCTGTTAAAATTCCTCCTCCTTCTACTGTCAAGCCAACATCAATTTTTTTTATTCCAAAGTATCTACACATCTCTGTAGCAAAGGAATCATCTTTATCCCATGGAAAATACGATCCCTCTTTTTTCCCGCCCCACGCATTAAATTTCCAATTTATACCCACTATATTTCCTTTGTTTCTAATAAATGTTGGCCCTATATCTCGCGCCCAAATATCATCATACTCCGCTTTTACAAGCGTAATGTTTTCATCCTTCAAATATTGTAATTCGTCGAAATCACATTCTCTACATATTAAGTAAACATGCTCATACTGCGCTATACATTGTGCCAGTTGAACAATATACTTTCTCATATAATACGCATTATCCCGCCAAATATCCTTTCTGAATGGATACATAACAATCGTTCCATGATGTCTTTCAAACTCCGCTATAAATCGATTATCACTATCCATAGCCTCTTTTACCTCTTCTTCTGTATTTCGATTGCCTCGTCCGGATGATAACCTTCAAAAGATTTTCCTGATTCAGCATATAAATCAAAGCTCACTGCACTGTATCCACCATGAACAGGTATAAAGCCACCAGATATAAAACTTGCTTTTTCTGACAAAAGGAAACTTACAACGTTTGCAATCTCATGGGGTTCTGCAAATCTTTCCAGCGGACATAACTGCCTTCCTGTGCTTCTGGAAATAAATGGCACCATTTCAGAAGAATTAGGATCATTCGGATCAAATGTTTTCACCCAACCCGGACACACTGCCGTAACCCGAATTTTCTTTTCATCATAGCCAAAATTAATTGCAAGACTATCCGTCAAATTCATTAACGCTGCTTTACTGGCCGCATATGAAATACTTGAAAAAGAGCCTTTTTGTCCGTCCGTGCTAACCATATTAACAATCACACTATGTGGATTCATCACACTTTTAAGTCCGGTGCTCAAAAGTAGCGGCGCAGTAACATTAACTGCAAACACTCGATCCCATTCGGTTATATCATAATCATCTATATTTTCATTCCCACTGAACGCCCCCGCATTATTGACAATGCCATCTAATTTAGTAACCTTCATCCTTTCAATTAACTTTTCTATCTCTTCTCTATTCGTAAAATCACACTGAATACATTCAACATAATCCTTGTAATTTTTCTCCAATTTTTCTTTTGCTGTAGAGTCCTTGCTATGATATATTGCATATACGAAATAGCCATCTTCAATCAATTGTTTGGAAATTGCATAACCGATTCCTGTATCCCACGATACTCCTGTAACCAACGCTTTTTTCATAAAACAGTCCTCCTTAAAATTGTTTTATTTGTGAAGAAAAAATCCAAATAGAAGCAGTACAACTCCTATAACGATTGTAACAAACAATCCGCTATAAACCGCTATCCATTTCTTATATTCTGTAGCCGTTACATCTGAAATAATTTTCTCTCTATCTTTCAAATGCCGTATTTTTTTACTACTTATATAGTTTTGCATAGCACTCGTTTTAGTTGATACATATAAGCATATTGCACTTGCAACAGCAAATACAAAAGATGCCAAATACTGATACCATTGACTCTTTAAATCAAGTAATTGAAAGCATAGTGTCGCAAATATATTTGTAGCCAAAGAAATCATGATTCCACTCACAAATGCGTATACATTATTATTTACACAAAGCAACGGAACACATATTTTTTTAAATATATATTTCACTTTTACCTTCCCAATCGATCTTCAATCTCTTTAATACATTTGTCAATATTCTCATATTCTTTATTAACACTTTCACGAATTATTGATATTTCTTCTTCGCTTTTTAGTTGTGTAACTTTTTCATATACTTCTAATTCGATTTTGCTGATTCTTTTCAGAATAGATTCTATCGCTTCCCTCAACTCAAGTAGTGACGAAAGCACTAATGACTCCTCGCTTATATTTCCTAGACTTTTGTAATCATCAATTTCTTTTTCGATTCTAATCTTCAAGTTAAATGCTTTACTGTAATATGCCCCATAAACAACGGCCACATCTTTTAGCAATGAATCTTTTCCAAAAATCGTTCCACCTTTTTCATCATACTCCAAACTTATTTCTTGAAAATCTGTAATAAGATCTTCAAATTGGAAAAGCACACCATCACAATCACTTTTGAATTTTTGAATCAAATTTTCGCACTCTGAAGAACTTCCACATGCTTTCACTTTATTCAAATAATCCTCAATAATCGTATTTATCTTCTCTTCGATTTCAGCAAGTCCACTTTTTACTTCCTTTGTTTTAGCCTTAAATTCTTTTCGCTTCTTTTGCGCGACTGCTTTTCTGTCGCACTCTCTAATTGCCTCATTAACCAATTTTTTTCGTTCTAAAAACTGTCCTTTATATTGTTTTGTACAGTCAATAAACTGTGTGACGCGCGTTTTTAGCATTCTACTTTCTGTTATTATCTGTTCTAACCTCACCACTTCCTGATTGAAAAAATCTATAATAAGCCCCATTTCAGCATTCCAGTATTCACCTGAAATCGGATCTTTAAGTCTCCAACAATTTGTCAATAGTCGAAGTGTATTTCCATTTTTTCCTACATCGTTTGCAATATTATGAAAAACTGCTCCATCATCGATAATACTTATTTGATCTTCCCTTGCCGCTTTTTGCTCATCAACTGCGACAAATAAATCCACAAAGTCTTTTCCTAGAACATCTTCGCTTTTATAACCATATAATGCTTCACACTGTCCCATCCACAATTTAATTCTACAGTTTCTATCACTTGCCCACAATGTAAAAGGTGATGAATCCAAAAATGCCAACTTCATTTGATCTTCATAAGTAAATGCACGTTTTTCTTTACATTCCTTAATATACTGAATCAGTTCTTCTTTTGTCATTTCATCATAGTTCAAATCGTACATCCCCTTACACCTGTGTCTATTTTCTATGGATGCAAATACGGATATTTTCCACACGGCCCAAGAATTTTATACAACTTTCGTATGGCCTTGCACTTTTCTAGATTTTGTCCATCAAGTACACCAAATTCATTTACAGTTTCTCCCAAACAGCAGCCGCCACAATGTAATTGCACAAAACATTTCTCGCAGTGCTTCATCGTTGTAGATTTTCTGTTTTCAAGCGTTTCTATCTTTTTGTTATCAAAAACAAATTTATGATAATCTTTATCCCATTTTCCTACGATAAACACCTCCATATGATATGGTTTTTCCCCTAATACCACCATATCACATGCAGAAATATATCCATCCGGTGTAATATGTGGAGCAGCTAGAGGCGTACAGCTTCTACAATGATACGCCGACTCCCCATCAAAATTCACAGTTAAAAAGCTACCCCAAAACACGCCTTTAGTTTTAGCATATTCATTTGCCTCAATATACTCTTTTACATAGCATTCCATATCAAACGAATATGCTTTCCGTTTGTTTATATCATCTATAACAGGTTTTTCACCCACAGAATAAAAAAGGGGATCTGTCCATACGTACCGAATTCCCAACGCATAAAAATAATCAATCAGCTCCCTTTGCATTTTAACATTTCTATCCGTAATTGTTACCCTTGCTCCAACCATCAGCGGTTGATTTCCCTTATTCGAAATCAACCATTTCACATTTTCTTCCAACACATCTGCAGATGTTCTTTCATGAAAAAGGTATTTATATTTTGGATTTAACGGTCGATTATAATTTTGAATATCTTTTGTACCGTCAAAAGACATCCAAACAATGTTCGCATTTTGCAAAATCCAATTTCTTACATTCTCATCAAACACACCATTTGTTTGTATTTCAACCGTTACATTTTTTCCTTCCGTTTCATGGTTCTTTGCATATTTAGTAATCTCACGCATCTTACCAAACTCTTGCGTAGGTTCACCAGGTCCATAAAATCTAATATGACGACTGTCGCTATTCTCAAAATACCAATCAATTGCTGCTTTAGCCACATCAAGAGGTATCGTTTGTTCTTCGATTGCATTTCGTTCTTTTGCATTATAGCAATAGCGGCAGCATAAATTGCATTTTGTCGTCAAAAAGAACGACAGCATTTTTTTATCACAATGCGGCATTTTTTCATCTCCTCGTATAATCACTAATAAAAAAGCTCTGTCATTCTCATACCCACACTCTCACTATGGGAACTAAGTTTGACAGAGCAAATAAATGCCCATCTCGACACTGGCGCATTCCTTTATGCTTTACCAGCTTCACACTGCTTCATGTGAATTAAGTCAAGATTCGGTTTATAAACTTTTTCATTTATAGGATACCACACTTTTATCGATGCTTGTACTTCTTTATGCAGAATTCCTCATTTCGTTATAACTTCATATGTCACAAATCCCCATTATATCCCATTAGCATGTCAATGTAAATTCTTACCATCCGCTTCTTTTCTCGTGGCATCATTCGATACGCCTGTATGATATGCTGTTCCTCTGTATTTTCTTTTTCTTTATCTCCGAACAGTTCTATCATATGTATATCTAATGCTGCACATATCAATAGCATCGTATATAGATAGGGCTTTGTTTTCCCTCTCATCAAATTGCTAACGCTCGAATTCGACAAATTTGTCAACTTCGCAAGTGAATAATTTGTAACTTTTCTCTTTTGGCAAATATCTCTTAGTCGCTCAAATATAAGTTGATATTCTTTTTCCGGATCATTCATACGTGCTTTCCCAGTATCTTACTCTACCGTTACACTCTTTGCAAGGTTTCGCGGTTTATCAACATCCAGTCCCTTCGCAACAGACACATAATAGCCCATCAGCTGCAGAGGAATCACTGCCAAACTGCCAACAAAGTGTTCGTCCACTTTTGGTACATAGACTGTAAAATTCACCTGATCCTCAATCTCATAGTTGCCATAGGTTGTCAGGCCCATCAAATATGCACCACGGCTCTTGCACTCCAACATATTGCTGATGGTTTTTTCATACAATTCTTTCTGTGTCAGCACACCTATAACCAGCGTTCCCTGCTCAATTAGGCTAATGGTTCCATGCTTCAATTCACCTGCAGCATATGCTTCTGAGTGGATATAACTAATCTCCTTTAGCTTCAAACTGCCTTCCAAACAAACCGCATAGTCAATACCACGGCCTACAAAAAACACATCATGTGCATTAGCATACTTAGCTGCGAACCATTGGATGCGTTCCTTATCTTCCAGTACTTTTTGCATTTTTTCCGGAAGGGTCAGCAATTCAGAAATATAATAGCTGTACTGCTCCTCTGTAATCTTTTCTCTGACTTTTGCAAATTGAACAGCCAAGCAATACACCGCCGCAAGCTGTGCGCTGTATGCCTTAGTTGTCGCAACAGAGATTTCTGGTCCAGCGAGTGTGTAAAACACCTTATCTGCTTCACGAGCGATGCTGCTTCCAACCACATTAACAACCGCCATCGTAGTAATGCCTTTTTCTTTTGCAAGTCGTAGTGCGGCCAATGTGTCCGCAGTCTCACCCGACTGGCTGACCACAATAACTAACGCTTTCTGATTGACTGGCATCTTGCGATAGCGAAACTCAGATGCAAGTTCAACACGCACCGGGATGTCTGCTACATCCTCCAGTACATACTGAGCAGCCATACCAACGTGCCATGCAGAACCACAGGCGACAATATAGATTTGCTCAAAATTCTTAATTTCATCCTCTGTGATTTCCACACTGGATAAGTCTATCATGCTGTACGGGGACAACGTATTTGAGAAAGACGGGATAAGGCGGGACAGGACGGGAGACGGCGAGAAAACCCGCTGTTTATGCGGGAAACGGGGCGTTTTCAACCGGGACGGGCCCGCGATGGGGCCGCAAATTATCAGACAACTTGAGCGAAGGGCGTCGAGGTGATCGGCGTCCTTTTTTCATGCCCTGGCGAGCCCTGGGAGGCCCAGGAACGGCGGCGGCGCGTCGGGCGCATATCAACCCGCCGAGGGGCGAAAAACCTTGATACAAGGCCGTTTTCGGGCGCAAGAAGGGCCGCTCGGCCCGTCCCGGAAGTCACAGCAGCAGACAAAGAGGACGGGCTTCGCGGCCCTTGAGGATAGTATAGCAGACGAGGCCCCGGAAGGCAAGCGGGCGAAGCGTGCAAACAGGGCGTTAAACCGTGCAGGAATTAACAGCAGGGGGCAAAAACAGGGGTTCGGCGGCGCGGATCGGCGGGGCGGGCGCGTTACGAGCCGTTAAACGGGGCGTTACTCCCTGGGCGGCGACGGAGCGGAACTAGGGGCAAAAAGCCAGAATACAAAGGGACATTTCCGGCAAAAGCGCGGGGACGTGTCCCTTTGCCCGGAATACGCGGGTTTTCCAGGGGTCGAGTCCCCTCTCCGGCCCTGGAAGCAAAGGGACAGTATTTTGATTTATTTTTTAATCATAGCGGGGCAAAAAATTAGGCGGTTCCGTCGCGGGCTTCACGGCTCTCGGCAGGGCCGCTTTTTTCGTCGTCGCTCTCGTCGAAATATGTCCAGAAGATAGACTCTTTTTCCCCGTCGCCGAGGCGCGTGTATTTGAAGTGCGTCAAGTCAAAGATCTCCTTTTTTGCCTCCTCGGGCAAAAGCCGGAACATGGCGACGAGGTCGGCCTCCATCGAAGACAGCGGGATGCCGTCGCAGCTCGGCACGGTGGGAGTGTTTGGGCTACTCCCGTTCACAAGATAGTCGATTGTTACATTTAGCCTATGAGCTACTTTGCGAACGCTTTCAATATTAGGGGTTTGTGTTTCCCAGCGGCGAATAGTGGCGTTTGCAAGGCCACATTCCCGCTCGAGCTGCTTGACGTTCAGACCTTGCTCTTTTATGAGTTCGTGAACTCGTTCAAAGATAGTCATAGTGAATAAACTCCTTTTTCTTAGTGGATAGGCTATTTCCCTATTGACAAATAGTGAATAGGCTACTATAATGGGATTAGATTAAAAAATTAAGCAAAACAAGCATACCACACCGACCACAAAAAGGAAAGCGTAAAGGAGGCCGAACATGAGAAACGGCAGAAAGCCGACCAGGAAGCAGAAGATCAGGCTCGGGCAAGCGGGCCTCGTGCCGGAGAACTGGCTCGTCGTGCGGCAGAAGCCGGACGGGGAACTCATCATCCTCCACAAGCGCACGAACACGATCCGGGTCGTCCCCTCGCTGGGACAATGACCCACACAGCGAAAGGAAGGAGCAGCAGCATGAACCGCTACAAAATCACGGCCACCAGGAGCAACGGCACGAAGCTATCCGACTACTTCATCGAGGCGACGGAGGGCGCGGCCCGGAAAGTCTTTAAGGAGTGCTACAGGAATGAGGAGTACAGCGACGTCAAGGTCGAGCTCGTCGCGGAGTACGTCCAGGCCACCAAAGAGCAGGAACGGGAGGCCCTGGCGAAAATCGTCAAGATCATCGAGGGCCTGGGCCCGGGCTCCTATGTGGGGATAGCCTTCGAGGGGTGCTTCAAGGATGCCGAGGACAACATCGAGAACGACTTCGGATGCAGCATGAAGCAGAAGCTCGAGTCGGCAGAGACGCGGCTCGCGGATGCCGAGGAACGGCTCAAGGAGCTGGGCGGGCTGATCGCGAAGCTGAAAGAGGAACGGAAGGCCCTCGAGGAGAAGCTCGCGAAGCAGAGCCTCCCCGAGTGGCTTCGGTTTGACCTTCACGCCCTCGCCGCCGAGGACAGCGCCGCCGCCCGGAAGCGGATGGAGGAAAGCGCCGAGATTATGGCGGAAACGGCAGACAAGCCCCGGGACATCGCCTTCAAGGAGGCGGTGGAGTCCTACCGCAAGGCGAAGGAGCGGCGCGAGCGTTGCGAGCGTCTGCTCGCTGGCCTGGATGAGAACGCGCCGAAGCAATAAGCCGAAACGCCCCTCGGGGCGTCATCGAGGGGGAGCCCGCCCTCGGTCTGATGATGGCAGGGCACGGAACAACAGGAAGGAGCAGCAGTATGAGAAAGATGAAGAAGATCAACGGCTACCTCGTCGTCAAGTTCAACGCCCGGGAGCTCCGGGAGTATGAGGGCACGGCCCTCGGCGAGTACGGCGTCATCGACGCCGAGCTCTACACCGGCATCCTGGACATTGACCGGGGCGCGATGGAGTACGACAACGCGGGCAGCATGGAGGAGGCCGTGGAGCTGGCCCGGGGCCTCGAGTCGGAGCTCGACACCGAGGAGCCCGAGGTCAAGGTCACGATTGTCAAGGAGACCGACGAGACCACCGAGGAGGAGGAAGTGGACGCGCAGCAGATGATCGCCGGATGGGAGAACACCCTCCGGGGGCAGGTCGCGAGCCCCCACTACAAGGACGTGGACGCACGGACGGCAGCGCATGAGCTATACGGCTACAAGGCCGCGCTCCGCGACCTGGGCCTTCTGGGTCGGGAGGACTGCTTCGTCCTCCCGGACACCTTCGGGGCGTGGCCGGGGCGGGAGGAGCGGACGACCTTCGAGCACCTCCACCCGGAGCTCAAGCGTCACCGGGAGACGGCGCAGATCTACGCCCTGGGGCTGGCGCTGGCGGCGGACTGCCCGCCCAACGATTGCCGGGTTTACCTCAACATCTTCAACGGGGCCCGGGAGCTGGATGCCGCCCTGGACAACCTGGACGCGGAAGGCGCTCCGAGAACGGGTCGGAGAGCTGGCGGAGATGTTCGACGGGAACTTCGCCGTCAAGCAGTATCGGAAGGAGGCGAGAGCATGAACGGGTTAGACCTCTTTAGATCCCCGAAGACGGCGGCGGACGAGATCGCCGACATCGTCTCGGCACAATGTCCGCCCGTTGTCCCTGAGAACTGCGACGCCTTCTCATGCCGGGAGTGCTGGCTTGCGTGGCTGACTACAGGCGAACCGCCAAAAGAAAAGGGGCCGTCCGACAAGCAGACAGCCCCGGGCAGAGACTCCGCTCCATACTACCCGCCCACAGAAGCAATCAGAAAAGCAGCAGAAAGACTTAAGGACGGAAACATGGAGTACACGGCTATAGCTCTTATTCGGGCTCATGATGGCGAAGAACTTCCGCAGCCTTAAACGCATACGCCCGAGCGATGATCGAAGCTGCATAGTATGTTTCACGGCATACCGCTATAATTGCTTCCTTTTGAGCGTCGCTAAGGTTGGCTCCGGCGTGTTCATCGGAGTCGAGGATGGTTTTGCGAAGGCGCTCCCCGAGAATAGACCAGTCGGCGTCACGACAGGCATCTACCTCGTCATGAACTCGCTCCACAGCGTTGAGAACATCGTCACACATTTAGATCACCTCCTTCCCGGGCCGGAAGCCCTACTTCGATTATACCAGCGCCGGGGAGGGGCACACAAGGAGGAAACAGCAGCATGAAAGCAGAACTCAAACGAGCCGCCGACCTCGTCGCCTTCCAGCGGCGGGAGGCCCTGGCGCGGAAGCGGCTCTCGGGCGATCCCCGGAACCCCTTCCGGCCCCGCTACGGGGCGGAGCTGACCTTCACGGCGGCGGCGCAGGAGGCGGAGACCCTGGGCTATATTCTCAAATTACTTGAGAAGGAAGCGGCCCGGGAGTGTGCGCGGCGGGTCATCCCCACGCTGGACGCGATCCTTGACTTTGTCATCGGGTTCGGGCTTCTGGCCCTGGCGATGCTGGGCGTCGCCGCCGCGTGTGTGGCGGCGGGAGCGCCGGACGGCATCACCCGGACGGCGGCGCTTTTGGGCGTGGGTTTCATCACAGCCCTCTCGCTGCACCGCCTGGGGCGGAAGTAATTCTAAGAACGACTACACAGGAAGGAGGACAGCGATGAAAAGCAACGGCAAACTTTGCCCCCTGGGGAAGCTCGTCGTCAAGGCGCTTGCCGACCAGGAGAAGACAAAGTCGCAGCTCGCCGCCGAGATCGGGACGTCGCCGCAGTATCTAAGCTACATTCTCTACGGCGTCCGCTCGGGCGAGAAGTACCTCCCGGCGCTCATCGCGGCCCTCAAGCTCGACCCCCGGAAGGTCGAGAAGGCAACGGCAGCATGACAGCAGGAAGAGAGGGACAGGAGTGCCGGACGTATTTATCGGGTTAAAGGAGGCGGCGACCTTTGAGGGCGTCACCTACGAGGCCCTCAAAAAGCGGGTTCAGAGGAACCCGGGGCAGTACAAGACCAAGACGCAGCCCCAGGAGGGCGGAGGCAAGGAGCAAGCTTTGATTGCGGTCTCCTCGCTCTCCCCAAAAGGCCGGAAGGCGTGGCGGGCGGCGCAGAAAGTGGACGGGAGGGATGTCGTCATAGAGAAGCGAACAGAGTCCGCGCCCTGGTATGTGGGCGTCGACCTCAACCACTACACGGAGCAGCATAAGAAGGAGTTCTACGAAGCCGTCGAGCTGGCGGCACGGGTTCAAGACTTCATAGAGTACGACGGCCCGGAAAACCGCACGGCCTACGCGGAACGCTACGCGCTGGGGCTGGGCGTGAGCCCGCAAACCCTCTACCGCTACATGAGCAACGTCCTCAAGGCGAACGCCTGGGCGCTCAAGCTGGAGAAGGAGGACGGGCAGAACCGGGACTACTTCCGGGCGCTGGCCTTGTGCCGGAAGCCGAAGGAGAAGGCAACCTTCCCAAGCCTCACGGACGAGCAAAAGGCGCTCATTGAAAACATCTGGTTCGACCACCGCTTCGCCGCCAACCTGGGGACGATTGAGATGCTCTATGAGAAGTTTGAGGAAGTCGCCGAGGGCCGGGGCTGGGAGAGCTACCCCAGCATCAAGACGGTCGCCCGGTACATCAAGCACCTCATGGACAGCCGGGGCGCAGAGTCGGCCCGCTACCTCGCGGCCAACGGCTCCCGGGAGTGGAAGAACAAGAAGATGCTCAAGGGCAAGCGGGACGCGACGAGCCTCAAGGTCATGGAGTACGTGGTGGGCGACGAGCACACCTTCGACTTTTGGGTTCAGTGGGTCGCCCCGAACGGGAAAGTCAAGGCCGTCCGCCCGAAGCTCGTCGCATGGATGGACATGCGGAGCCGGGCGATCGTGGGCGACGTGGCTTGTGTAGACGCCAACAACCAGACCCTCAAGGAGAGCCTTGTGAAGATGCTCTACTCCCACCCGGGCGGCGTCCCCCACATCCTGCACGTGGACAACGGCAAGGACTACACGGCGAAGACCATGACGGGCCAGAGCCGGAAGAAGCGGAACATCGAGTTCGAGTTCGACGCGGAGACGGTGGGTTTCTACCAGAGTATCGGCATCGAGGAGGTGGGGCGGTCGCTCCCCTATCAGCCGTGGGACAAGCCGATCGAGCGGTTCTTCTCGACCGTGTGCTCCAAGTTCTCAAAATGGTTTGAGAGCTACACGGGCACCCTCACAGGCTCCAAGACCTACGCCAAGCGGCAGAAGGACGTCGACGGGATGCTCGAGCGCGGGGAGCTGCTCACGATGGAGGAGTTCTTCGAGGCGTGGACGGAGTGGAAGGAAACGAAGTACCACACCCGGGAGCACCGGGGCCTCAAGGACGCGGGCGAGAAGTGGGTCACGCCGATCTCGCTCTTTGAGAACGGGGAACGCTATGAGAAGGCAGCGCCGCCCCGGGAGTATGCGGCGATGCTGCTCATGAAGGCGGACACCGCCCTCGTGCGGAACCAGGGGATCACCAAGTTCGGGACGCTCTACACGGACTACGAGCTTTGTCACTACGTCGGCAAACACGTCGGCATCAAGTGGGACATCGACGACGTCACGAAGCTCTACGTCTTCGACGAGGAGGGCCGGAAGATATGCGAGGCCGTCTCCGCCGAGCTCCTGGCCTTCGGGCCCCACTGTTCGCAAGCGGCGCTTGAGCGCCACCTCCGCGACCAGAAGCGGCAGGAGAAGGAAATGCGCGAGATCCTGGAAGACATGCGGAGGCCCTACGAGCTCCGCGTCCAGGAGGGCGGACGCCCCTCGAGCGCGGTCGGCATGATCGACCTCACCATCAAGGCGGAGCGGAGCCCGAAGGTCATCGCCCTCCCGAACGACAAGGAATACCGGGCGGAAGCGGCGGCAAGCCGGAAGGCCAGGAAGAAGACATCCGGGGACGAGTTCCTCACCAACAAGGCAGACGACGCCCTCGCCCGCTTGAGGGCTATGAACGAATAGGAGGTACAACATGGAAGTCACAGCAGCAGCGGCCCAGGCCGCAACCTATACCAACAGCAAGAGTCTCGCGGAGCAGATCAACGACTACCTCGCGGCGACGAAGACCAGCATCGCGACCCTGGCAAGCGAGATCCCGGGCTATTCCCGCCCGACGATCTCCCGCTACCTCTCGGGCAAGTACGAGGGGGACATCGCAGCCATTGAGAAGCTGCTCGCGGACTGGCTGGCCGGGCGCACCGGGGAGGACGTGGCCCTCCCGGAGCCGGGCCGGAAGACCGGGACGAAGCCCGCCTTCTTTGAGAGCCGGGACGCCCTCAAGGTGCTGGGCGTGTGTCAGAGCTGTCAAGAGTACATCGGGCTCGGCATCGTGGTCGCCCGCAGCGGCTACGGCAAGACCTACTCCCTCCGGCAGTACGCCAAGCTCCCCCGGGTCGCCTATATCGAGTGTGACGACACCATGAGCAGCCGGGATCTTGTGGAGGCGATCGAACGGGCCCTCGGCATCCCCAGCGGCTACGGGACGATCTGGCGCAGGGTCAACGGCATCCGGGACTATTTCAACACGAACAAGGGCTACCTCCTCATCATCGACGAGGCGGACAAGCTCGTCTCAAAGTACACCCAAAAGAAGATGGAGATCCTCCGGGCGATCTTCGACCAGTCGGACGTGGGGCTCGTCATCGCCGGGGAGCCGAAGCTCGAGGCGCAGATCAAGACCTACCTCGTCCGCATGGCGAACCGGGTCGACTTCTACGTCAGCCTCAAGGGGCTTGACCCCTCGGAGGTGGAGGGCTACCTCGCGGGCTTCGAGGTCGCGCCGGACGCGATGGTCGAGCTCAAGGCCCGGGCCTGCAACATGCAGACGGGATGCTTCCGCCTCCTCGACCGCACCCTCTCTAATGTGTCCCGCATCCTTGAGGAGAGGGGCGAGAGGGTCGTCACGGTCAAGATCATTGAGCAAGCCTCGAGCCTCATGATGCTTTGACGCGGAGGAGGCCGGGACAATGAAAATGAGAAAGCAGCGGCTCATGGGGCTCGCTATGCTGGCGATCACCGCCCTCATCCTGGTTATGGCCCGAGGCGGGAGGACGCCGGAGGACAGCGACGCGACCGCCGCCTTCCTCACCGGGCCCCTGGGCCTGTATATGCTCCTCTCGAAGACCTACATCCTATACGACGGCGAGGAGCAGGAGGCGGGCGGGCAGAAGGAAAGCGTCGGGGAGGCAGCTCCCCGGGCACATAACAAAACTACAAGAAAGGAAGTTGTCAACACATGGCAAGAAAGAGAGTGGTCGAGCCCTCGGGCGTCAAGACCTGGGAGGACGCAAACGACGCCCTCCGTCAGATTGCGGAAGCGCAACTCGCCCTCGCGGACATTGAGGGCGAGATGAACAAGCAGATCCTCGGGGCGAAGAAGGCCGCAGAGGAGCAGAGCAAGCCGTACAAGGACAGGGTCGCCAAGCTCGAGCGCGAGCTCAAGGACTTTGTCACCGAGCACCGGGCGGACATGGGGAAGACGAAGACCCGGGCCCTCACCTTCGGCGAGGTAGGGTTCCGGCTCTCGACCTCCGTGTCCCTCCCCCGGGCGAAGGAGAAGATCGAGGAGATCATCCGCCGCCTCAAGACCCGGCAGATGATGGACTGCATCGTCGTCAAGGAGGACGTCTCGAAGGAGGCCCTCAAGAAGTACGGCGAGGACACCGTCAACGCGGTCGGCGCTACCTGGAAGCAGCAAGACGTCTTCGGCTATGAGCTGAACTTCTCGAAGCTGGAACAGGTCAAGGCCGGGCAATAAGAGGGCCGAGAAACGAGGTGTAAATCATGGCAGCAGCAACAACGCGCAGCGGGCGGAAGCTCCCCTCCATCCGCACCCTATGGGCGATCGCCAAGTCGCCGGAGCTGGGGCTCACGGACGAAGACCTCCACGGGGTCGTGTACCGGGAGACGGGCAAGGGGAGCATGAAGCAGCTCACCCAGGGCGAGATCACCGCCGTCGCCCGTGTCCTGCAAAACATGAAGGACAGCGCGGCCCGGGGGAGCCGGAGCAAGCGCACGGATGAGGGCGGCAACCCCACGACCGAACGGCAGCGCCGGAAGATCTACGCGCTGACCGAGGCCCTCGGCTGGAACAGCGACAAGCGCCGGATCGAGGGGTTCGTGAAGCGGATGACGGGCATCGACCGCCTCGAATGGCTGGACGCGGGCCAGTGTGAGAAGGTCATCGAGGGGCTCAAGGCAATCCTCGCCCGGGAGCAGCGGAAGGAGGGCGCGGATGGACGTCGGGACAAGTAAAGGGCTTGAGAGCTTCCTCACCTTCCTCCGGGAGACCACGGAACGGCACAGGATGGCGGAGGCCGACCGCGCCGAGGCGGAGGCCGCGACGCAAGACCTCCTCCACGCGCTTGAGCTGGGAAACGACAAGGCCCCGGGCCGGGCGCGGCTGGGGCTCAAGATCCGGGAAGTGCGGCGGCAGCGCCGGACGGCGAAGGACATCGCGGAGCAGACCCGGCCCGTGGTGGATTGGGTAGAGCAGAACCGCACCGTCATCAAGGGGCTTGAGCGGCTTTTGGGCGATGTCCGCAAGCAGGAGCGCCGGAGCGAGGGG